AATCGGGTTCTCAATCGCAATTCGCGGAATGTCAGCCTTTGCCAGCATCATGAAAAAAGCCACTGCGCTTTGTTGACGTCCGTCTTTGCGCTTTTCCTCAAAGTGCCTAGCACCGCTGACAGATAGGTGTGTGCATGGGGGGTGAGCAATCATCAAATCAAACGGATAATCCAAAACATCCCTGATGTCGCCCTGGTAATGCGGGCCGGGTACGTCAGTCGGCAACAGGTCGCAACTCATGGCATCGTGGCCCAGTGCGATAAAGGCATCACGCACCGCGCCGGAATACTCGCAAGCAATCAATACTTTCATGCCTGTGTCTCCTTAAGGTGTTTTGTCTCTACTGTGTAGTGCGCTTTGATAGCCTTGCTGCGGATTCCAGAGGCGAAGGGTTAGTGTGTGTTCAGTCATCCTTACCCCCTGCCATTACCCAATCTTCATAAGCCTCTTTTGGCGTCCAGCCAACTCCAAAGTTACCTAGCCAAGAATTGCGATGCACAGAGCAACACCAAAACCCAAGTAATTTTCTGATGACCGGCTTCATTGCGCAGCCTCCAACGCACGCGCCTTGGCTGCGTATTCCCGCTTGAGTGCGATCAGCGTATCAACCGTGTCCCGGCGTGGTGCGTGGTGGCCTTCTAGCCACTCCACAAGCTCAATCCCAAGCTTTGCAAGCAGTCCACGGCGAAACAACACTGCGTTGCCCGATAGGTGCGTGTTACATGGTGCGCACTGTTTATGCACATTGCTCTCGGTAAACCGAAGCTCTGGCCGTGCGCCAACTGAAAGGTAGTGCCCTGCGTGATATTGGCCGGTGTGCCAGCGCCCGCAACTGATGCACGGCTGGTCAGCATCACGTAGGCGGATAAAGCGGTTGAACTCAGTCTGCGCTTCCTTGGCCCATTGCGCCTTACTTTTCATCTTTTCCCGCTTCTGCCGTGTCAGAGCCTTGTCCACCTTCGCAGCCATCAGAGCCCGCTTTGCGCTTGCCCTGGCGCTCTTTGCTGCCTGAGCTTGTGCGTAATCGTCAATGCAGGCGGGGTGTATGCGCTGGCCGGTGTCCATCTTCTTTTTGCAGTGTGGGCAGCGGGCCGGCTTGAATTGAATGCTCATGATTTCATCCCGAAAATATTCATCAGATCGTCAACAGTTACCGGCTTTTCGCTGGCTTTGTACTGACTGCCTGATGCTGGTTTGCAAGCGATACCATCAGCAAAGCACTGATCTCCATAGGCCAGTAATTGCGCCCGCGTGTAGTAGAGCTTGCCGTGTACGGTGTCATCACGATCTATGCCGCGTGGGACTGGGTTGCTCATGGCTTGAACTCCAGTACAGACTTGATCGCTGCTTCGCTGATTCTGTAGGCGCTTTCCTCAGTCCAGTGTGTCGGGTACATGCCGCCCATGTCATCTCGAAACTTTGCTATCAGGGATATCTGCTTCAATGTGTATTTCGAAATCGAACCTGACGGACTCATGCGAGCCATGTCGCGCAGCTTTTCTTCCATGGCTACCTTGGCAATCATCATGGCTGCGGCTGCTGGTGCTGTTGCTGGCGTCACATCGTACTCATAGCGGCGGCTTCCATCAGCGTAGGCGTAAGTCAGTCTAAAAGTATTGACAGCCTGACGGTCTTTTGTGACGGGCTCATCCCACTGAGCAGCGACCGGCACATATTTGCGCCCGACTTTTTTGTAAAGCGCTGTGGCTTCTGTTGTGCTCATTTCACCGCCTTGAGCGCATCACGCACGCCATCATTGAGTTTCATGTCGGGCAATAGCGTGTTGTATTGCGCCAAGGCTGCGCGGGCGTAGTTTTCGTCTAGTTGTTTCATTTTGAGAATATGGGTAATGAGTTGTTCGCGGGTCATGTAGGACGGTGCGGGAAGTTGGGGAAGAACATCACGGGGTCAAACTTTTCGCCAATGAACTGCTGGCTGTCCCGGTCAAACCAGAGATTGATCTTTGGCTCGTCCTCGCCATTGCGCTGCTTTCGGCAAATCAGAAAACAATCGGCGTCGTCTTTTTTGGCACTGTTCTGGCCCTTAGCCGCAATGTCATCCGCCTTTTCCTTGTTGCGGTGAACAACAAAAAAGTTATCAACTAGGTCGGTAATCGCCCCCGATCCTTTCGCGTCGTACTTGCCGCATACGGTGTACTCGCCGCCCGCTGGCTTTTTCATGTGGTGAATCAGGTGAATGTGGATCTGGTTGTCGCGGGCAAGGGATGTGAGTTCGTCAACAAAATCCTTTTGCTGGTTGTAATCGTCCTCCCCCTTGCTGCACTTCATAAGGCTGTCAATCACAAAATGTTTGATCCCCAACTCTTTCGCGCAGTACCGTGCAACCGCTACCACTTGATCACCCGTGACCGTGCCTTGTTGGTCGTATAACCAAAGCCTCCCGTCGCTCCACTCTCCAAACTCGCCATAGAGCCCCGTCAAGGCCTCTATTCCGGCTTCAGATTGATATTCGTAGCTAAATGGATTAGTACCCGCATACATGCGCGCCATTCGCTGTAGCGTCGTTACAGGCTTCATCTCAAAACTGGCAATGCACACCTTCTCGCCCTGACCCATTAGGCTTAGAGCGACTTGGGATGTCACCAGCGATTTACCGTGCCCGTTTTGCCCGGCCCACATCGTCACTTCACCGTCCCGAAAATTGAAAACGTCACGCGCCTTTTCCCACGGCATGTATATTTTTCTTGTTTGGTCAGGGTGGCGAAGTTTGTGCACCAGTTCGTCAACCCACATCGATGCTGGCTTGACTTTGGTAGATGCCTCGGTTTCGCGCAGGTAGAGCGAAAAGTCGATCAGGTCATCAGTAATCATTTCTGCCATGACAACATCCTCCATGCACGGTCTAGCAGCATCTCGTGATGTGCATCGATACCAACCATCCCGGCCCGGCAAGCGAGAAACAGTGCTGCCGGTTTAGCAGCTTCAACAGCTTTGATGGTTTGCTTGAAAAGTTTGGCGTGTTTGCCGATTTCGTAGATGGTCACATCCAACATCACAAGCGAACGAAAGTCGATATGTGCAGGTTGATCAGTGGGTGCAATGCGGATCATGTCGATTGATGGCTCTACGAAGCGCGGGCAGTCACCTACGATCAACCAAACTAGCTTAGGAGCACTACCACCTAGGCGAAGGTCTTTAAGGGCTTGTAGGCTCATATCTAAATCGCCCCCGCCATTACGCTTGCATAGCTTGAGGTATGCGCTGTCTCGCCATCCTCCCAACGACGCTGATTGAGGTATGTCGCTGGATTGGGGATGTACTTGCCGTTTTCCTTTGTCCAGTCATCAGACTGTTTGCGGGCATCAATGTCTGTCAGGATGGATTCAATCTCTCCTGCATTTAGCTTGGCTGCTTTGAACTTGGCTAATGCTGCTGGCTTGGCTATCTTCTTTGGATATGCTGACCAAAACGAGGCGAAGCCGATTTCCGCTGCATCTGTGTTTATATCTGTATTAGTTAGTGATTTGCCCTTACGGACAATTCCATTTGCCCCACAGGGCAGATGGTGCGCCCCACAGGGCAGAGGGTTTTTTGTCAGGAATTCATCGGTGAAAGCAAACCACGATGTCCGGTCGTATGTGTTTTGGTTGTAGTTGCCGCGCAGCAATACACCATCACTGACAAGCCTATCAATAGACCTTCGGATTTGCTTGTGCGATAGGTATGGGAAAACGAACTCAAAAGCACTGACGCTGTTGTATGTCCATGTTCTCCCATCGTAGTTGTGGCGCTTGTTTCCGATGTTCTTGAGAATCCAGAACTCGAAATTGTTTATCAGGATGGCTTCATTCAAGCCGTACTGAGCAGCATGAACTATGTCAAATGAGTGCTGCATCAGACGGCCTGCCATTCGCGTTGGTCACGGCCAGAGTCGCTTTTAACCATGAACCCGGTTAACTCAACCTCGCCGCGATCATGTAAAGCCTTCATGCGCTTGCCAACAGCGTGAGGCTCAAGCCCCGTGTGCCATGCAATCACATCGACTCCCATAGCCCCATTGGCCGAGAGAGTTTCGACAATCTTTGCCTCATGCGATCTGATGAAATCCTTGGCGCTGTCTGCCGCCTGAAAGCTGGTTAACGGGTCGTTTCCCCGTGCTAGTGGTAACATTGCGTGAATCATTTTTTCCTTGGTAGGTTCAATGGTTAGAAGCCCGCGCAGCTCGTAACTGACGCGGGTTTTGTTTTGGGCTTTTGAAAGCTGCCCATGCGCTTAAACAGTCGCAAACCGTGAGCTAGCGACATGAATCTGTTTTGATGGCACTGGCGACAACGTGAAGTTGTGCGTATGGCCGCGCCGTGGTGCCAAGATGCGTGCAGTGCGCTCAGCGGGCGAAAGGCTTGTGATGGGCGTCTTGGCTTTCATGCTGCAACCCGGTACTTGTCGCACTCAGGCTCAGCGCGAAGCTCGCCGCCCGTAAGTGACTCAATTTGAAGTTGACGAAGCTCAGGCGGGTACTCCCCCCAAACAGCAACAGAAGGTTGCTTGATTCCAAGCGCGGTGGCTACGGCATGTTGATTGCCGAATTTCTCGATGACAGTTTGTGTTTTCATAGCCCTTAATATAGCAGCATCTATGTTGAAGATCAATAGATGCGTCTATAGCCCGTTCATTACGAACCGTCAAAATGTTTGTCACCAGGGAGAACAAGATAAGGTTAACTGGGGAAGCGCAATGGACACAATCGGGAAAAGGGTCAAAGCACTACGGACAAGCAAGAGGCTAACGCAAGTCAGACTTGCTGAGATGATCGGGTTAAAGCAATCAAGCATTGCCTACATTGAGAACGATAGGACAGAGGTTCCCAAAGGGGAAACGCTCAACGGTCTATGTAAGGCGCTGGACACAACACCCGACTTCATTCTTTATGGGAGTGATGAAAAAGACCATGAGAATGCCATGCAAGAAGCTGAACTAATGTCGATCTGGCGCAAGCTGAGCCCGTTCGATAGGTCGCAATTACTGCGATCTGCACGCGGCCTGATGGCAACAACGCCACCACAGCACATAGCTCTAAAGCCAGCAATCAAGCCGCAAAGAGCAACGGCACAGGCTCACTAAAACGAGCTAATTCCACACTCAGCAGTTTTTATTTGAAATAAATATAGATGCTGCTATTGCTTGTGTTTATAGATCGTGCTATATTTCACACATGCCGAAACGATGACGAATCGCAAAGCACCGGTTGAAAGCATCGCCCTTCAGTCACCGACTCATTAACAACACAACGCCCGTAGCGACAGCAATGTTTAGCAGGGCAAGTACACCGCCACTTGAGCGCGGTTGAGGTGGCTACTGAAAACCAACAACAGCAAAGAGCAAGGGCAATCATGAGGTGCCCGACTGAGAGAAGGAATTTACCCATGCGTCCAAACGGGCGCATCAATAAGTTTTTAAGAGGTGGAAATGGCGGTTGTATTGCATAAGCCGGAGCCGATGAGTTCCGTTAGCCTTTCGATTGAACATGCTTATGAATGCGTTTCCCATGTGGCTGGTACCACTCCACCCCACCATTTCGACAAGCAAACAGCGCGAAATCTTAGCCGCTTCGTATCCATTTAAAGACCGTGTAAGTCAAAAGCAAAAACGCTGCTTCATGCGATCTGCTTGCTTGTCAATTCAATACGCACTTCGGTGCTTTTTTTACGACTGGAATTTATGCGAACACATGAAACAAATATCGGTGAAGGCGATGCGCCAGTCACATGCCACTACGAGTTTGACAGCGACGGCGACTTAGACGCGCTGCAGGTCATGTTTAACGGCGTTGACATTGTGGACGCATTGAGTGATCAGCAAATGGGCCGGCTTGAGGACATATGCCGAGCCGCTGCCAAGGCTGATTACGAAAACACCCGCTATGACGCCGAAATTGATAACTACATCGAAAGGACAACAGCATGAAGACACTTATCAACAATTTCGCAGGCGGTGCGCCAATCGAAATCAATGCAAATGTGCATCCCGAGATTGGCCCGCTTGTGAGCATCGTGCAGCGAATGGGCGCACTGAGCTTTCAGCACAGCATGACACCGCAACAAGCGCGTGACATGGCTGCAAAGCTACTCGTTTTGGCGAACAGCTTTGACGAGGTGACAGCATGAACAGCAATTACACAGGGCGCATTGCCCGCAACCTAAACCAAGCGTTCGGCCCATATTGCAGCCCTTACGTTAGCCCCATGCCCGAGCCTATCCACACACACGACAAGATTGTTCTGGTGGCATGTGCATTGGGCGCTGTAGCAGTCCTTTTCGTTCTGGTGCTGCTATGACACCCGCGCTACTGATTCTGATAGTAGTGATAGCGGCTGGCGCGTGTTGCCTTGTGGCGGTGTTTGAGAGCATTGCAAACGGCACGCCAGCCGAGCGCAAAGCATACCGCGACAAGCGTGCTAAGGACGATATGGAAGCACTACTGCGGGGTGATGCATGAAAGACGCCATCAGCATTTACAAGCTCTACAGACGCGCAGGCAACAGCGTATCAGTGGGCATCAAAGCGGGGCTGTCAGCATGGCGCAGGACGTAAAGCTAGAAGGCATCTTGTATGCCATAGGGATGGAGAGCCGCGCAGGTTACAGGCATATGGAAATGCTGTGTGATCTGCTTGCTGTGCCGTTTCCACCGAGAAATAAACCAAAGGAAAAGAATGTCAATTGCGACAATGATCCTGGGCCAAAGCGGCACAGGGAAAACAACCAGCCTGCGCAACCTGAACCCGGACGAGGTGCTGCTGATTCAGGCGGTAAAAAAGCCCCTGCCTTTTCGTTCTGCTAAGTGGGTGCCATGCACCAAGGCAAACCCGGCAGGCTCAATTCTGGTGACTGACAACGCTCAGACGATTGTGGGCGCAATGAGCCGCACCAAGAAGCCAATCATCATCATTGATGACTTTCAATACATCCTTGCCAATGAGTTCATGCGCAGGGTGCTTGATCAAGCGAAAGGAAATGAAGCCTTCGCAAAGTACAACGAGATTGCCCGCAACGCTTGGGACATTCTGATGTGTGCGGGCGGTAGCGGTGAAAACAAGATACCCGACAGCAGCCGTGTTTACATCCTTGCGCACACTCAAGAAGATGACGGCGGCCATGTGAAGGCGAAAACAATCGGCAAGCTGCTGGATGAAAAAATCACTATCGAGGGATTGCTGACTATCGTCATGCGGACCACGGTGATCAATGGGCAATACCTGTTCAGCACTCAGAACAGCGGACTCGATACCGTGAAAACACCGCTTGGAATGTTTGACGACATTCATATCCCAAATGATATAGCAGCCGTTGACGCTGCGATCTGTTCCTACTACCAAATCAACCAACCCGCTTAAAGGAAAAACCATGTACGCATTAGACAAACAAGGCGCAGAAGCCGCTAAAAAATCAGACGCTGGTGGAGGTTCCATCAAAGAGATGGGTAAATATGTTGGAGCCTTTACCCAGGCTGTAGACCTTGACACGAAAAAAGGCGGCAAGGGAATCGCTTTTTCGTTTGTGAGTTCATCGGGACAAAAGGCCAATCTTGCTATCTACACCAAAGGCGCTGACGGTTCGCTATATCAAGGATATAAGCAACTGATGGCAATCATGGCTTGCATGGGCCTGCGCAACATCAACGCCAAGGACGGCGATTACACCAAGTACGACTACGACACCCGCAATGATGTGCAAGTGCATGGAACCCTGTTTCCAGAGCTTTGCAAGCCCATTGGTTTGCTTCTTGAGACTGAGGATTATGAGAAGCAAGACGGAACCACAGGATCACGGGTTGTACTAAAAAACGTATTTCAGGCAAACACCGAACTTACAGCCACCGAGATTCTCGACAGAAAAACAGTGCCTGTGCAGCTTGAAAAAATGGTGGAGGGTTTGCGGCATCGTCCAATGAAAGGCGCATTGAAACATGCACCAATGCCGACGCGCAACAGTGGCGCGAATGATTACCCCGATGCGCCTTTTGATTCCGACGAAATACCTTTTTGATCAACCACACCGCATAGCGGCTAGCGGGTGAAATGCCCGCGTAACTTTGGAGTCTGTATGGCAATCACAAAAAAGATGGTTATGGATTGCATGAGGCGTGAAATTGCCCTATCGCTTCCGGTTAAAAAAAAGACAAATCATCACCACCAACGCCCTCTTTGGGCTTGGATGCAGGGCGCAAAACTAAGCGCAGGCCCATCTAGGATTGAAGCTGTAATAGCGAATCAATGTAGGTGGCCGTGGAGAACATTAAATGCATCTGGTCACACGTTTGTGCATCGGGTGTTTAAGAAAAAGACGCTGCCTTGGCTGCAAAAAAACTGGCTGCTTGATTTCATATCTAGGCGGTATCAAGGCAGCTACGGATATTCAAGATTTCAGATTTGCCACGATCACAATTTCAAAACCAATAAGTTGCTAGATGCAAATGAAGCTTCATTGAAAACTTGGCAATTCTTTGAATCTTGCTTGGATAAATTGGGTGTCAAATATTTTGATGTTCCTTTGCGACTAATTTTATCGGCTGAACTTTCAGCACTAATCAATCTTAAATTTATGGAGTATTACAAATGAAAGCACCAAAAACAATGCCTGAGTTGCGCGAAGCACTGGCCTTCATCATGGCGGGCGCAATCAATGGCGACATCAAGCAAGACGAGGGCCGGATGGCTCTAAACGCCGCCACTCGAATCATTGAATCTGTGCAGGCTGAAACAAGGGCTAGAGCTTTGGCGTTCGCTACCAATCAAGTGATTGAGCCGACCATGCAACTCACGGGAAACATTTTCACCCTCCGGCCAGTTGAGGATATTCAGATTGGTTTGAAGTCGTGAGTACATCACTTTTCACACTCACAAACCAATATCTGCAACTCGCCCAAACGCTTGCAGACGGTGACTTTGATCTGACAACAATCGCAGACACGATTGAGGCTAGCGGGTTAACCGATGACATTGCCGTCAAAGCTCAAAATCTGGAATATGTCGCCCGCAGTGCTGAGACATACCTGCCAGCGATTGACGCTGAGATAGCCCGCCTGACAGCGTTAAAGGCCCATCGCGTGAAGGTTGCGCAAGGGCTGCGAGACTATCTGATGAGCAGCATGGTAAGGATGCAGATTGAGCGCATCGAATGCCCAATGTTTGCGATAAGCATCAGAAGCAACCCGCCATCTGTTGATGTGTTTGACGCATTGCAGATACCCGCTGAGTTCATGGTGACGCCTGAGCCACCGCCAGCGCGGCCAGATAAGAAGGCAATCGGCACAGCGCTGAGAGTCGGCCATGAGATACCTGGCGCTCGTTTAACACAAGGGCAAAGGCTGGTGATCAAATGAGTAAGCCATTAAAAGCGCGTGAGTTTGCCAGAAAGCATGTTGAATTCTGGCAGCGCACAAACGACAGGGAGGTTAGCGAAGGCCGGCCCGCTTACTCACTTGAGCACATGCTTGGTGCAGCGTGGCGCACTGGCTACGACGCTGGACAAAACCACCAGCGCAAACTGCAAAGAGAGAAGGTGATTAAGTGACACGCTTTGCCAAGCCATCCGACACGCTCACCGAGAACCAACTCGCAGGCGTGCGCAGCTTAGGCGAGTCGCACAGCCGCCCAGCCAATGCCGTGCCGCACCGTTTGATTGTGGGGCCGATGAAAGCACCGCGCTACAAGCCGCCCAAGTGGGTAGCGCCAATCCGATAAACACAGCCGCACCCGATGCGGTTTTTTTACGAGTATTCACAATGAGCAACTACGACGATTTCATCAAGCGCAAAGCGACTGAGGATGTCGAATCAGGTTTTGAACCTTCGCAGCTTGGCGATCATCTATTTGATTTTCAGGCATCAATTGTGGAGTGGGCGTGCAAGCGTGGCCGGGCTGCAATCTTCGCTGATACCGGCCTTGGCAAGACTGCCATGCAAACCGAGTGGGCACGCCAAGTGTCTGAGCATACTGGTGGGCGCGTATTGATTGCGGCCCCTCTATGCGTGGCACAGCAGACCGTCGAGGAAGCTGCCAAGTTTGGCATCCACATTCAGTATTGCCGCCATCCGTCAGAGATTGGTAGCAGCACAATGATTGTGATTACCAATTACGAGATGATTGAGAAGTTCGATCCGGCTGAGTTCGTCGGCATTGTGCTAGACGAGTCATCCATTCTCAAAAGCCACACCAGCAAGACCCGCGCACTCATCATTGAGATGTTTCAGCGCACGCCCTACCGCCTAAGTTGTACCGCTACGCCATCTCCTAATGACCACATGGAGCTTGGCAATCAAGCCGAGTTCTTAGGTGTGATGACCAGCGTTGAAATGCTCGCCATGTTCTTTGTGCATGACGGTGGCGACACTTCGCAATGGCGACTAAAGGGCCACGGAAAGACTCGGTTTTGGGAGTGGATGGCTACTTGGTCAATCTGCATCCGTAACCCTGCTGATTTGGGATTTGATGGCGCACGCTACAACCTGCCTGGACTCAAGATGCATGAGCATGTTGTCGAATCTGGCGAGCCTTTGGATGGGCAGCTATTCGCAGGCATTGCGCAGACGTTGACAGAGCGCAGAAAAGCAAAAAAAGACTCAATGGATGAGAGGGTTGAAAAAGTTGTATTGCTAATTAAGTCTGAAAATGCTAAACTGGCAGCACTTTATAAGGATGCTGAAAATGGCTTGGAAACCAGAATACACAGAGAACCGCAAAGCGCGAGAGGCTGCGAATCCGGATCTAAAAGAAAAGCACTTGGCGTCTGCAAAGCAGAGCCAGGAAAAGAACAGGGATGCTCGCAAGGAATACATGAAGGCGTATTACGCTGCGAACCCAGAGAAGTTTACAAAGCGCAAACCGGAGAATCAGGCGAAGCACAACGCGAAACGCAGGCTGGAATATTTGGAAAATCCAGAGTTGAGGGAGAAGATCAAAGCACAGGCGAGAGAGTGGAGCTTGGCAAACCCAGAGAAGAAGAAGGATCAAAGACTTCGATTGACTCACGGAATAAGCCGGATGGATTTTCTAGAGATGCTGGCGATTCAGAACAATTGCTGCGCGATATGCGGTTACACAGCGGAGAAGCACGGGACGATGTGGCCGGTAGTGGATCACTGCCATGTGACTGGGAAAATACGCGGACTGCTTTGCATGAATTGCAACCAAGCACTCGGGAAATTCAAGGACAACTATGCCAACATTCTGACGGCAGCCATGTATCTACAAAGAAATTTATAGTCTGGTGTCACCTTAACTCAGAGCAGGATGCCATCTTCTCTGAGTTGAAAAAAGCAGGAATAAGCGCCGTATCAATCCAAGGGTCTACGCCATCCGATAAGCGAATCGAGTGGGAGCATGACTGGCGCGCGGGGAATACACAAGTCCTGATTTCAAAGCCATCTGTTTTTGGATGGGGGATGAATTGGCAGCATTGCAGCGATATGGTTTTTGCGGGCTTGGATGACTCTTACGAGAGCTTTTATCAAGCCATCCGGCGCTGTTACCGATTCGGGCAATCCAAGATTGTGAATGTGCATCTTGTGTCTGCTGAATCAGAAGGCGCAGTTAAAGCGAATCTTGAGCGAAAACAAGCGCAGGCCGACGATATGGCGCAAAGCATGGTTGACCACATGCGCGAATTGACAAAGCAAAAAATCAAAGGATTGACGATGGAAAAGAGCGAGTACAAGCGCGAAGTGGCGCAGGGCGAAGGCTGGACGGTGCACCTTGGGGACTGCGTAGAGGTGGCGCGGGAGATGCCTGATAACAGCGTGGATTACAGCGTGTTTTCACCGCCATTTGCCAGCCTCTACACATACAGCAACAGTGACCGCGACATGGGCAACTGCAAATCAACCAGCGAGTTTTACGATCATTTCCGGTTCTTGGTGAAAGAGTTGCTACGAGTGGTCAAGCCCGGTCGCCTGCTGTCGTTTCATTGCATGGACTTGCAGACCAGCAAGTTCCGGGATGGTGTGATTGGCTTGCATGACTTCACCGGCGAATTGACGCGCATGTTCACCGAAGAAGGATGGATTTATCACAGCAAAGTGACGATCTGGAAAGATCCGGTAACAGCCATGCAGCGCACGAAGGCACTTGGCCTGCTTCACAAGACAATCCGCAAAGACAGCAGCATGAGCCGCCAGGGTATTGCTGACTACCTTGTGACGGTGCGAAAGCCAGGTGATAACGCTGAACCGATCAGCCACACACATGAGACGTTCCCGGTTAGCAAATGGCAAAACTATGCTTCTCCCGTTTGGATGGATATCAACCCATCGCGCACATTGCAATTCAAGACTGCCCGCGAATCAGATGACGAGCGCCACATTTGCCCGCTACAGCTTGACGTCATCGAGCGTGCGATGGAGCTTTGGAGCAACCCCGGCGATCTGGTGTTTTCACCATTTACCGGCATTGGCTCAGAGGGGCATGTGTCTATTGAGATGGGACGCCGGTTTGTCGGTAGCGAGTTAAAGCGCAGTTATTGGGAGCTGGCAAAGCGCAACTTGAGCGAAGCCCGCGAGACACAAGCATCAGGATTGTTCGCAGCCGAAGAACTGGAGGCCGCATGATCCACCACGCCACCCAATCCCACACACCAGCCCGCCGCGCCAATGAGGGCTCATCATGCATAGTTTGGCAAGGTGCTCACAGCCACGGCGCACCCGCCGTATGGGCCAACGGGAAAACACAACTGCTTAGGCGCGTTATTTGGCAAAGCGGGAAAGGCGATATACCAGAAGGCATGGTTGTTCGAATGAGGTGCGCCACGCAATCATGCGTAAACCTTGAGTGCATGGAATTGATGACACGCGGCGAAATGTCAAGAATTGGCGGCATCAAGGGGGCGATTGATAAGCCAGAGTCACTCGCCAAGCGCGGCCAAGAGCTACCCCACTCAAAGCTACTTGACATCGACGTTATCAGCATCAGAAGCGCCGTCAGACAGCGCCAGAACTTGCTGACGTACATCAGAGACAACCTGAGCAATGATGCGCTGTGCAAGCAGTATGGCGTGTCTGAGCATGTGATTTCAAGGACAGTGAGTTATCAGAGTTACGGGCATATCGCATGAGAAAGCAATACACAAGCCCATTTTGGCCGAGCGCCGAAAAGATGGAGCTAGACAGGCAGCTAAGCAACTACTTGATCTGGATGCACATGCTAGATGAAGGCCAGCCAGTAGGTGATGGCTTTGTGATGCTGCGCGTACTGTGCGAAGCTTTTAAAGCGCCATGCACGGCAGCAGCAATCAAAGTGATGGACGAGGCGAAAGAGCGTGGCACATGGCACAAGGCTGACTTGCTGCCACTTGTGACAGCGATCAATTTAATTCACGGCAGGCCAATGTTGAGCAAGCAAGACGCTCAGCGGGTGCTGAAGATTCAAGGACTAGCAACATGACAGAACAAGAAATAGAACAAGCCCGCGCTGATGTTGACCAGCTTGATATCGAGCAATTGCGCTGTGGCGTGTTGCTGCAACTGCTGCACATCGAGGCGATCAAAAAAGAGCGTGACGAGTGGTTGGCAAGGCACGCAGAGTGCTGCCGTTTGATGGGCGAGTGTATGCAAGACCGAGCGGATATGGCAACAGAGCGTGACACCCTCGCTCTTGAAGTCGATCAGTGGAGAGTTGACTTTCACGAACTGAGCCTTGAGCGTGACGCACTGGCAGAAGACGCAGCTCGGTATCGCTGGCTGCGATCCAGTAGACACAACGATGCAACAGTGATGACGTATGTTGACGGACTTGATGATTGGGTTGCGTGGGCTGACGGTGAAGATGTTGACACCTCAGTCGATACGGCAATGAGTCAGGCGGGTGTGTCGGTAGAGCGTGACGCACTTGCAGCGGCTGCAAAGCTGGCACTTGATTCTGCTGTAGACGTATACGCTACATGCGATCGGTATGGAAATGGCGATCAAAAGGCAATGGAGTCTCTATCAAAAGCTATCACAGCACTACGTCAGGCGGGTGTGCAATGAAACCCCGCATAACCAAAGAAATGTCGGCACTCTACCGTTGCCAAATGTGGTTTTGCCGTGGCGCTGGCTGCCTTGGCGTAGCCCGCGACCCAACTCTAGCCTACTGGGACTGGAAGTGGCGCGTTAACGAGAAAGCGAGGATGCAATGAGCTTGCCGACCCTATCAAGAAACAAAGCACTAGAGCAAGCCTGCGGGTTTGATGCCCTTCACTATGGCGAAGCACTGGCTTACGGCCAAGCCTGCCGAGATGCTGCACTTGAAGAAGCTGCAATGGCCGCTGAAAACGGTTTTAAATATGCACTCGATGGCTATCAGATTGCCGACAAAATCAGGAGCTTGAAATGACAGAGCACAGCGACGAATTTAAAGCGTGGCACGCAAAGCGATCTGCATCTTTAATCAAAAGCGCGGATGAGTTGGCCGCTGAGTATGTAAAAGATGGCTTCAACGACTCAGGCGCGACCAGAAGAACCGCGCTTTTAGAAGTCTTTGGAGCGGCGGATGGCAGTGGCTGGAGCGCATGGCAGGCGGGCCGAGAGTCTGCCCTGCTGGACGCCATGAACGCCACTCTCGCATTTGGAAAAACCGGAGCCGTGATAGCGGCTGCAATCGGAGCATTGAAATGACACCACTAGAAAAGCTAAACCGGCGAGAAGCAAAGCCAATGCTGATTGCCCGCCTGATGACAGAGGCTTGCGGCAAAGCGCATCACGTAAGTCTGCCCGATGCACTGGAGTTTAGGCGCGATCAGTACGGGCTTTCAGCAAAGGAATTTGGGATGCTGATTAACCTATCGCAGTCGCATTACAGCGAAGTAATACACGGATTGAGGGATTTGCCCATCAAGTCTGTAAAGCGTGCATTTGCAATCGGAGTACCAGCCGAAGTTCTTTTGTCACCATCACCACTCCGGGGGGAGATATGACACCCCTACAACAAGCAGCACAAGCAGTCATAGCCCGCTGGGAATCGCCAAAATGGAAAGACGAAGCACCCACTGCGGTTGTGATCGGCGCACTTCTGAAGGCATTGACTGACGAGCAAGCTCAGTCGGTGGAGCCTGTGGCTTGGATGCACCCTAGTCGTGATCCGCATTTACTCAGCCACAGCGCCTATACCTACGGCAGCGCGTCAGTGCCTCTATATCTGCACCCATCCCCACCAGCCGGTGAGCGTGTGAAGGTTGGAGATAGTCAATTTGAAAGCTGGTACTCCGAACTGCAACAAGCAGGCAAAGGCAGCAAGCAAATTGCGAGAGAGGCTTACGAGGCAGGACTAAATGAGGCGCAGCAAGTAGCAGTGCCGATGACTGAGGCTCAAATATTCGCTTGCGACCCAGTTCCTCACGTCATGTTTGATCAGCAGCGCATTGATTTTGCCCGCGCCATAGAAGCCTTCCACGGCATCACGGGAGCAAAGTCATGACCTCGACAGAAGAAATCTTGCTCAACGAAATGCGCTATATCGCGTCAATCAGCACAGGGCAAGTCAAGCGAACAGCCAAAAATGCACTGGCAATAGTCGCTGCGATAAATACGCCGCCTGCCACGAAACCAGATTCACGGCCACAAAACTGCGGCAGCAATCATTGCTCATGTATTGAGTGCCCGTATCCAAAAACCGACTGGAGTGCAGCTTGAGCATGCTGAAAAATGAAATACCCGCCGCTTTAGCGAAGCACGGACCCCAGTCAAACGAGGGCTTGCGGCAGGTGTGTCCGGGCGCTTCAAGAAGTGGCGTTCACCGGGTGCTGCAAGAAATGAAAGACGCCCGTGCAATACACATCGTCGGGTATGTGCGATCAAACGACCGAGTGGGCGGGGCGCATGTCCCGATCTACGCGCTGGGCAATCTGCCCGATGTCGCAAAGCCAGTGACTAGGAAAGAGCAGCAGGCTGCACGCAAGATTGAGGCGCTGATAAAGCCCGAGAAGATCAAGCCAGCGCCAAAGGACACCGGCAGGCCGGTAATACTGCGGTTTGCAATAAAGCCAATGGCAAAGCCTGAGCCAATGCGGGCAAGGCCGCAACCTGCTGGTATGTGGTCGGGGCTGATGGCATGACGCACAAGCTGAGCAGCGATGGCGCGGCAGTGGTTGCGCCCGAGTTCCACTGGTTGCCGATTGACGAACACACGCCACGCGGTAAGAGCGTGCTGCTGATCAATAAAGCATCCGGCGTGCTTCAAAAAGGGCAGCACAGCCCGGGCGAAACATTTTTCACGCATTGGGCACCAAACCCGACATTTAAAAAGGATAGCAAATGAATTTTCCGTGTTGGCACAAATGGGGCAAGTACAGCGACCCGGTAAACGGGATTGCTTCCACAACAAACTCAAGCCACGGCTATTTCAAAGTTCTGCAAATGCGAACTTGCGACAAATGCGGAATCGCGCAGATCAGGCCACTCGGAAACATGCGCAGCATTGACTCGCTGCGAGACGAATCACAGAATAGGACATTCAAATGAGTTACGGCAAATACGAAATGAAGGTTTTGCAATGGGGCATGGATCGCGGCATCGTGCAGCACGGCAAGCCAATCGGCCAAGCAATCAAGACGCTTGAGGAGGTGACTGAGTTACTTGACGCGATCAACCGGGGTGACATGCCAGAGATCAAAGATGCTGTCGGTGATGTCGTTGTCACACTCATCATGTGCTGTGCAACCTTGGGCATTGATCTGACAGAGTGCTTGGCGGGTGCTTATGACCAGATTAAAGATCGGCGGGGCAGGCTTACGGCTGAAGGCGTGTTTTTGAAAGAGGTGGCGGCGTGATTGAAAATTGCATGGTTTGCAAATTCTATCGAGTGGATGATTCAGAAAGTCATAGGCAAGGGCTTGGCCTGGATACCGCCACATGCATGAGATTTCCACCCCAATACTCTCCATCTGACGAATATTTGGAATCGCCAGATTCCCCGGTGATGTGGTATCAACCAACCGTTATCTGGGATGGCTGGTGTGGAGAGTTCAAAGCAACAGGGGAGGGCGCATGACGTTACTCAGCCTTGATGACATTGCGGAGATCGTCAAAGAACCGCGTGAGTATGTCAGAACCTCATTGGTGAGGCGTCCCGACTTTCCCCGGCCTGTGCTGGTGTTGAGCCAGAAAATCCGAAAATGGGCAGCGCATGATGTGGATGCTTGGCTCGAAGCGCAGCGTAGAAAGTGGGCTAGGTAGCCCCCAAAAATCCCCCATTTTTGCGCTGTAGCTATGGTGTCGAGTCCGGCCTCGGGCACCAAGTAGGGTAAACCCTAAGCCCTTGATTCATAAGGATCAAGGGCTTTTTCATTGGGGAAACGCTGATTTAGCACCGTGTGTGTTTTGCGTGATTGCGTGGCATTTGGTGGCATTTGGGTGTAGCATCCCCCAAAAATCCCCCACGAAAATCAGAGAATCCCCCATGTATATCGAAAAGCACGCCAAGGGTTATCGCTGCCATGTCCAGAAAAACGGTGTGCGCAAGTCTGCTGTCTGGGCAACCAAGCGCGAGGCGACGGAGTGGGGGAGGGTGGTCGAGGCTGAACTGTCGGCGCCAGAATCAGAGCCAACGGAAGGCAGTCACACCTTTGGCGAGGCGACGAAGCGGTATGCCGATTCAGTCAGCGTTACGAAAGCGGGCGAGAGGTGGGAGAGATTTCGCCTGGGCGTGATGCTGGAACACTTTGGGGATGTGCCTCTATCAGAGATTGACACCCCGCAAATAGCTGAATGGCGCGATTCACGGCTAAAACAGGTCACAGCGTCAACGGTCGTGCGAGAAGCAAACCTGCTGCGAAACCTGTTCAATCTTGCTCGCAAAGAATGGAAATGGATGGATCATGCCCCGTTTGATGGCGCGAAGATGCCAAAAGAGAATGCGCCACGGCATCAGGTGTGGGGCTGGCGACTCATCAAACGAGTGCTACGGGCCGAGCGCATGGGCAAGACTGCCGAGATGCAGGCCGCGTTCCACATTGCTCTTAGGACGGGTATGAGGCTGGCCGAGGTGTTGCAAGCGCCTGAACACTTTGATGCTGTTCGCCGGGTGGTGGTCATCAAGACAAAGACCGAGGCGAGAGCGCAGATACCGATTGGGCGCATTGCTGCCAAGCTGCTCATCCGGCCAGCGTTTGCCGTTGGCGCGAATGAGGGAAGCACCCTGTTTTCAAAGCTGTGCAAAGAGCTATTGATTGAAGGCTTGACGTTCCACGACACCCGGGGCACGGCTTTGACGCATTTGAGTCGGAAGGTTGACGTGCTTACGCTCGCCAAAATCAGCAGACATAAGAACCTTTCCCTTTTGAGCAATGTTTATTACCGGGCGAGTCCTGAATCCATTGCTGCCAGAATCTAACGCGGCCAAGCATCCCGGAACATCAGGGCGTCACTTTGCCAGTTGTCAGCAGTTGCTCCCATCGCTTGATATTCTGCTGAACACTGGTTGAGTGCGACACTAAACCGGGTTGTTGATGCAAGGCAGGCATCATGGGAGGTTCTGGCGCTTTGCAGGGCTGCTTCTGATTGTGTGCGCAGCCCGTCAAGAGCATTACGGGCACTGTCAGCGTCACGGCGTAAAGCAGTCTCGCGTGTGCGTGCCACATTTTGCGCAGCGATAACATTGCTACTGCGCTTTTGCTCCAGAGCATGTAGTTCGCGTTGTTGAGCCGCTGCCTGTTCGATTGCCTGTTTTTCATGCGCATCATGTCTCCATTGGTTGACGGTCCAGCCGCTGTAAAAAGATAGGCTGGCAGAAAGAATGGCGGTGGCTACGTGGGTGTAAATCACTTGCCACCTCGCCACCAGTACCACACCATGGCCCACCAGATCGCGTTCATGCCAGCGCCTTTACTGCCGGCATAGGCTTGAGGCATAGGTCACGCTCTGCCATGCGCCGATTCGTCAGCCCTCGCACCTCTTTCCCGCCTGCGCGGTTCCACCTGGGCAATTGATTGCAGGCTGAGGTGTATTGCCCTTGGTTCAGCAGCTTGACCAGCGTCGAGCCACATGCGGCCCCCACGCCCACATTGAACGTCCAGCTCGACAGGGCATCAAACTGATTCTGATTCAAGGGCACAGTCACGCACTTGAGCAAGCCAGAGCCATGCTTTTCCAGATTGCGCACCAGCACAGCATCACACTGCGCTTTGGTCCACACGTCCCCCACCTTCACGTCAGGCCCGGTATGCCCGTTGCAGACCGTAGGCAAGCCATAGGCCAGCTTGTCAGCGTAGGCGGTGCGCTCGTCACCCTCCCAATTCGCCACAAAAGCCATCAGGGAGGCAGCAGCCAGCGTCACGCCAGCGGCAACTACATTGCGATCAGAGGCCATGCTCTGCCCGCCACATATCCCACCAGTACATCAGCACCACGCAGCACATCATTTGTACCCGCCCTTCAGCGCATACCATAACGTCACAGCCGGTGCAGCCAACAGCATGCACCACTTAATGACGCCGCCGAACCAGCCCACCACTTTAAAGAAGCCTTTGCCGGCGTGCAGGATGTCGAGCACTTCCTTGGTGTCACCGGAGTTCTGGTCCAACTTGGCCTTGATGGACGCCACATCGGCTTGTGTGTTGTCCAGCGTGACCTTCAGTTCATCGACAATCTTTGACCTCTCCAGCATTCGTTTCTCAAGCTCATTGATAGCGCGATCCACCTTGCGGCGATCGTGTGGAGTATGAGGGGGTGTTAGTGTGGCGTCTGTCATTGCGCCGCCCTTGAGTTGAAAAAATCTGTCGTTACGTCTTGCCCGATTGACAGACAAATAGCGGCAAAGTGGTGCGGCCCAAAGCTGCCCGACGCCTTGAGATAGGGCTGACCCACCCAGCGGTTACAAAAGTAAGCGGTATTTGATGGCCTGCCGGGTAGCACGGTTGCCAGCGCCCCGCGCAAGTCATACGGCCAGCCCCTTGTGCGCTCCAGCAGCAACACCGACTGGGCAACATCCCACTGCCACACGTCCGTGATGATCCAATTTGAAGGGTTGAGCTTTACCCGCTTGGAGCGCACGCCGCCATCTCTCAGGCTTGCACTGGCAATGACCACCGAGCCGTCAGTGTTTTCAGTGTGTATGGCTTCAGTGTGCGTGATGTGGCCGTATGGCCCCTTTTGACCGAGCCGGGCAAGCATCACGCCAGCCCTCGTCGTCCAATGCTCTCCAGCGTGGTCGCCTGTATAGTGAGCAATCAGCATTACAGCCCCGCTGCGGTGACGAAAAGCGCATCCAGTTGGGCATCAGTCAGACCAAGCGCGGCGCTCAACAGCAGTACAAAGCCGCGATTGCGCTCGACCGTTTGGCTGTATTCCCACTCGATCTGTGCCGCCTCTTTTTGCGGGCTTGGCAGTGTGTTGATAGCTGCCGTGACGCTTGCCAATTTGCCAGCACCCAGCAAGGCTAGACGGGCTTGGCGCATGGTGACGGATTGGGGCACACCCGCAGGCGGGATGCTGGCTACCCCGTCAATCACCACATACTCACTCAGGCGGGCCGGGTCAAAGCCCTCGGGCGCGTCGATGAAAGCGTCAGGCCCGGTGTAAGCGTCGGTGGCTGTACCGGCAATGCGGTTGTTTTGGATGATGAGTTTCATTGATGGCCCTTAAACATCGCAGCGCACCGTGCCGACAAACCACGTCCAGCCGGCGCCGGTGTTGGACACGGAAAACGGCGTCACCATGGGCATGGCAGCGGGGAAAGTCAGACCGTTTGAGGCCGTCGTGCCGGTTGCGGCTTGGAACATCGACACAGTGGAGCCACTGCGGCGCGTCAGCACATTGACCCCAGCGCTGCTGCCGTTGCTGGTGCTCAGGCCAACAACGATGTAGGAGCCGGCGGCGTTCAGCCCAGCGATTGCACCGGCGGTGCCGGCAGAAAGCTGGTATTGAGACGATGCACGCATGGCGGTCAGGGCCGTGGAGCTGGCAGCAATCGAGGCGAGTGCGGTATCGCTGTTGAAAATCGCCATTTTGGCCGTGGTGCTTGCAGCTACTGCGGTCATTGCGGTAGAGCTTGCAGCTACTGCGGTCATTGCGGTAGAGCTTGCAGTTACTGCGGTCATTGCGGTAGAGCTTGCAGTTACTGCGGTCATGGCGGTATTGCTCTCAGTCATCGCCCGCGCCTGACTGCGCGAATTGATTGCCTGCACAAAGCTAGCCAGATTGGCCCCGGTGCCCAGATAGGTTTGCAGTTGCGCACCACTGAGGGTGCCTGCGAGCAGGTTGTTGATGATGCTGATGCCGTTGACGATGCCCATGATGATGTCCTTACTGTTTGATGACTAAAACTTGCCATGTACTCGCACTCAAGGCGGCTGTGGCGGCTGATGCGTTGCGGATGGTGACGGTGACGGTGTTGGCGGCTGACACATAGGCCACATAGGACAAGCGCCCTTGGTCGGCTGTGCTGGTGCCAAATTGGTCGCCGGGGTTGACGATGACCGAATCGCCCACTGCGGCCCCGGTGACGGTGACGGTAAAGCTGCTGCTGGCGACGGTTGCCAGCGAGGTGAGCGACATGGTAAAGCTGCCCCGCAGGAATTTGCCGCTCAAGGTGCTGACGGTGGCATCTAGGGTCGACACACTCCCGCTTAGGTCGTCCATATCCGCAAGGGTGGCCGCATAGACATAATCAGGATCAGCAGCGGCCAAGAGCCATTGGCCTGACGCAGTGGAGAAGGCGGTTTCGTCGTCGTCCAATAGCACAGAGCCTGCAAACCAGTTGAATAGCCCCAGCCCCACCACGATCACAGCGTCCCCGGCTGCGGGGGACAGGGTGCGTAGCGTGGCGCGGGAGGTGTAGGGGTAGACTTCGGCGCCCGTTTTTATCTTTGTCCACACAGCGGAGACGCCGGGGACGGCTGTGGTGACGTTAGCCAGCGGCGTGTTGAGCGCCCAAAACGCGCCCAGATGGGCCACGCTGGCGGGCATAGCCAGCGCGCCGGTGAGCGCAGACCAGTTGCCCTTGAAGTTGGCCCCTGATGCGCTGGTGGCGGCTGTGTTGGCGCTGGATAGGGCGGCTGCGGCACTGCCTACCGCGCTGGCTTCTTTGGCGTTGACATTGGCGTTAAGCGCGTTCATTTCAGTCTCAAATTGCGGTAACGCGCCCAGAAACGCATCGCCACGATCCGCAAAGAGTGCGGGGCCGTCAGAGCGCAGGGGTGGTGTAGGCAAACTCATGTCAAGCCCTCCACCTGGAGTGACAGGTTGCCGAATGAGTAGTTGTCAATGCTGATCTCCCAATCTTTGTAAAAGCCATAAATGATCATGCTGGTGTAGAGGTTGCCCGCGCCTACCCACACCAGCGGGGTGCTGCGGTACTGGGCCAGCAGGCGCGATACGTTGTCGATGTCGTTTTTCATAACGGCGACTTTGGCATTCATGCGCTTGGAGTAGGCGCGTTTGATGACGGTGGTATTGCCAAACACGTTAGTGTCTTTGCGGCTGTAGTCGATGATGCCGATGGTGGGCTGGTACTGCGTGTCTCCCAGCTCTGCGTACAGGCCCACAATCAGCGCGCCAATGGAGACGGTGCCGCTGGTTTTGGACAGGGTGACTGTAAGCACGCCCTCGGAGTAGGCGGGGATGTCGAGCAGGCTTGCGTCCACGAGGTCGGTGATGACCAGGGCGTCTTGCTGGTAGACAGGCTCATAGAAATACTGATACCAGTCGCCTACCGCGTTGCCGGTGGTCATGTTGACTGAGGCTGTGTACACGGGTGCGCCTGAGACGGTGAGCGTGACGGTGATTAACCCGGCATCGACTTGCATCAGGGCTAGGCTGTTAAACCTGCCCGGTGCCAGCACCACGGTCAGGGTGTCGGTGGCGCTTGTGGCAGTGCCGACCAGCCCGTCAAACATGGCCCAGCGGTTGGTGGGCGATACCTCCAGCCAGCGGGGGGTGGCGCCGGTGGTGGCTAGCTCGGGCAGTGTGGCGTTGACGCCTGCAATCAGGCACTCATAGATGCGGTGCGTGGTGGTGCGTATGACGCGCTGGCCTACGGTGTAGCTGGTGGCGGCAAGCCATGCGGCGTGGTCAGTCTCGGGCGCGGTGCTGCTGGTCAGGCGGGCGTCTGTGATGGTGGTGGGTCTGATAAATTTCATGTGTAGACCTCGGTGAGCAGGGCGCGTCCACCTTCGGATGCGGTTTCGAACTGCTGGGCAAATTTGCGGGTGTTGGCTGCAGTGGCATCACCTGACGCTTTGAGGTTTGCGACCTCTTGGCGCAGGGCGCGGATTTCGGCAATCAGTTCGGCGTTGTTGTTGCCCGGCTTAGATGCATTGGGGTTGTACGGGTTGTACGCCTTGGGGATGATGGCCTCCCCTTCGTGCAGGTAGGCCAACCCCTCTTGCGTGTAGTTGGTGCCTTGCGCAAATTTTGGGATGCCAGCACCCAAGAAAAACTCACTTACCGCATCTGTAGACCAGCCGATTGCCGCTGCAATCTCAGCTTGTGTGGTGCCGACTTGCATGGCTTTGCCATAAATGGCTTGGGCAAGTGTTGCGCCCGACATGGTGGCCTGAGCCATCGTGATGTAGTCGCGGATGGCCTGTGCCCTTGCTGCTGACGTGGTGGCGGCGTTGGCCGCTGTGTTGGCCGCTGTGTTGGCTGATCCCACTGGCGTGGTGCCTGCAATCGTGGTGGCAGCACCTGCCAACGTATCGGCGCTTATGCCGTAGTTGTTTTGCGCGGATACGGCAAGGTTTGCAGCGTCGCCACCTTTTGCAAAGTAGTCAATGAGCGCGGCTGATACCTCTTTTAGCGTGTATCTTTGCGCCGCCGCACTGGTGCCGCCTGTGGCAAAGATGCTTTGTGATGCCAGTGCAAGGTCAACGGCTTTCAAGTGGGCATTGCGCACAATGTCGAGTGCGGCCTGATCTGCCTGAAATTTCTCAATAGCGTCTTTGACAGACAGAACCGAGGCATTGAGGTCGATAAACCCGCTGACTTGCGTGTCAAGCTGTTGCAGGGATAGCTCGGCAAGGCTTGCTTGCGTGTTGGCAATGGCGGCTGTGGCTGTAGCTGAGTTGGCCAGCTTGGCGATTTCTCGCTCTGCTTGCTCCCGCGTGCCTGAGCGGGCGATGATGCTTTCCTTCAACTGCCCTCCCACGCTTACGGCTTTGGCTGCTGCGTCAGTGTCGCCCAGCCGGGCCATGTCGTTCAACCGGGCGTACTCAGCACTCAGGCGCTCGAATGATTGAGCCGGCGTGTCAAGTGAAGATGCAAGGCTGCTGGCGAAGTCTGCAAAGGTCTTGCCGATGCTGGCGAAGCGTTGCTGTGTGGCCTTGAGCGCCGCCGACTCTGCATCGTAGGCTGTCTTGATTCCTGCGCGGGATGTGTTGATCATTTGCTCTGCGCTGGCAACGTCAGAGGCGAGGCGTGACACCATGCCCGATAGCAGCGAAGAGATTGATTCCCTCATGGATCGTGCGGCATCGGCAAGTGCGCGAGAATTTTCTTCTGCTACTTTTGTGGCCTCGGTTGCTGCTGTGTTGAGGTCTTGCTGTGCGTACACCTGACGCATGATGGCGCGGGTACTTTCGTCTGCGGCGTCCCGCAGGGCAATGCTTCGGTCTGTTTGAGCGCCGGTGAGCACGTCTAACTGGTCTTGCCATCCTTGGTTGGTTTTGGCGAGTGCTTCGGCGGCTGCTTTGGATGATTCTGCTACCGCGTCAAATGCCGGGGCCAGCTCGTTCATGGGGCCTTGCAGGGCCAGCAGGCTGGCGTAAGCTGTGCGGTTAGCCTCGACGCTCATATCTTGACCAGCAGCAAGCTCAACCATGCTCCGATAGGCGGCGCGGGCACCACCGTCCAGCACGGGCATGGTCTTGCCAAGTGCTGTGAATGCCTCGCTCGTATTTTCAATGAGCTTGGCGCGTTGTTCTTCTTGCGTGTAGAAGTTTTGGTAATACGCGCCCATTTGCGCTGCGTAGCGTTCAGCACCCCCGAAGGCGTCAATCAGCAGGCTGGCGGTGTTGGCGCCTTTGAGGCCTACTTCTGTCAGTTTGTTGCCGAGCAAGTCCGAGTTGGCGTTGACAAGCGTGATGCTGGTGGCAAGGCGTTGCAGGGTTTGCGAGGCGGTTTCGCCGTCCCGTGCGAATTCGCTTGGCGTGTAGGTGCTGGTCTTAACCTGTCGCTCTACTTGACTGTAGGTAATGTCGCCGCCTTCGCCGCCTCCACCGCTGATGATCTCATCGATGACGGTGGCAACGGTTTCTTTGTAGCTGCCGATGATGGTGCGGGCCAAATCCTCAGACACACCTGACATGTACTCTTTGTAGAGCGCTTCGTCCTTAGCCTTGTCGCCGGTGAAGGTGAGCCGGATGGCTTTGGAGAAGCCGGCCACACTGTCAGCAGACAAGCCCAATGCACTAGCTGCGCCTTTGGCGGCAGTCTTGATGGCGTCAAAGTCTGTATTGATGGCCTTTGCCATCGTGGCGTCGAGCGCCTTCAGCTCGTCCCAATACTTAGGGCCACCGAACAAATAGCCCGATTTGCGCAGTTCCGTAAAGCTGCTCAGGCTCTGGTTGTCGCCGCCTAGCGTGCCGGTGATGCCTTCTCCGATTTTCTTTGTGGTGCGGAATGCGCCAAAGGCTGCAAGGGCTGCTACTGCCGCCATGGCGTATGGTGCCGCTGCGCCTATCGAGCCTGCCGTGCTTGCGCCCGCCGCACCACCTGTAGCCAAGATGCCCGCTGCTCCACCACCCGCAATGGTAGACCCACCAAGGGTAGCCATAAAGCCAGCGCCTGCTGCTGTGCCCCATGATGCAGCGGTAGCCGCAAAGCCCGCCAGAGTACCAGCCAAGCCTGTTGCCGCGCCGCCTGCAACTCCAGTGGCTGCACTGGCCGCACCAGACAAGCCCATGGCACCTGTGATTGCGCCAGAGATAGGCGACATCACAGCACTGATGATGGGCCGTAGCACCATCGTTTTAAACATGTTAACCACGGTGTCGCGCAGGGTTTTTGCAAAGCCTTTGCCGGACTCGAAACCGCGCATGAGGGCGTCGGTCAGGGTGCTGTTGATGCTGTCGCTGGTGCGCTTCCATTCAGCGGCGGCGTCTGCTGCGGATTTCTTCACAGATTCGCGTGCGTCTTTGGAGTCGATAGCGTTTGCCAGCAACTTGCGCTGCTCAATCTCGCGGGCAATGGCTTGCGCGGCTGCATCGTTGTTGCCAATCAACTCCATCACGCGCTTCTCTTCTAAGCGCTTAATCGTGATGCCTTCAATCGCCTGCGCTAGACTGATGTTTTGCTCTTTTGATATGCGCAGGGCTTGTTCTTCAATCTCCAGATTGAGCAACTTGGCTGCGATTGCGTCAGCCGACTTATTCAGGCTTTCAACATATTTATCATTCGCTTTTGATGACTCCTCAAGCATTTTTTGGTATGCGTCGTTGGCGTCCTCTACCGCTTTACCGTCGGCAATAGCAAGGGCTCGACTTAGCTTGATTCGCTCGTCTTGAATGCGCCGTGCGTCGGTGTTTTCTTTGATTGCTGCCGTGGATTTCTTGGATGATTCCTCAAACTTCTTTTGGATGCCCTCCACCTCTTGTGCGTACCTAGCAAGGTTCTCCGGCGTCTGTGAGACTTTGGCAAAGCGCTCTTGTGCGGCTGCAATAGCCTGCTGCATTTGTACGGCTTTGCTCAAGTACTTGCCTGATTCTTTGTCAAATTCAACCTGCGACTTCACCGACTCGGTGCGCTCTGCTGCGTACTTGGCAGACAGTTGCTGATTCTTTAAAAGCTCTTGATAGCCTTTAAGTTGGTTTTCAGCCTCACTCAGTTTCACCAAGTCGGATGCGTTGCCGTAGATAGAGTTGGCCGCTTGCTTGCGAATGTCCACCATCTTTTGTGCGGCTGCAACTTGGCCTTCCAGCCCAGCATCACGGCCAATGCCTTTGATGGCGTCCCATGTTTCCACCACGGCAGATTTGACGCTCATCCAAGAACGCTGAACAGTGCCAAGGTTCTTTTCCATGTCGCCAGCCATTGACGCGGTGGCCTTGTTGAATTCTTCTTGTGCAAGCGCTGCGGCATCCGTAACGCGGCCCTGCTCTGTCAATGCCTTGATCTGGTCATAGACAGTCTGTGTAAGGTAGCCCATTGTTTCGTTGAGCTTCAGCGTGGCCTCAAGCGGTGCCTTACGCAGTTCCTCGAACTTCTTAACGGTGTCGCCGATAGCTGTGCCGGTGACTTTCTCAAACCGAATAGCAGTGAGCGTGAATTGCTCCAGATTCTCAGCGCCAATTTTTCCAGATGCTGCGAACAGTCCGAGTGCTTCAGCGGCTGCGCCTTGCGTGCCGGAGATTTGATCAATGCTTGACGCCATAGCCATCAATTGGCCTGTTGTGACACCAGCCTGATTGCCTGACAGGATCAGAGCGCTATTGAATGCGCGTGACTCAGCCGCGCCCTGTTCATAAGCAATGGCAAGGCCCGCGACTGTACCCGCTGCGAGTGTGTAGGGGTTGATCAGGCCAAGCACATATCCGCCGAGAGCCTTAGCAGCGTTGCCAGCCCCGCCGAACATATCCTTGAGTTGTCCACCTTGCTGCAAGAACACCGTCAATGGTGCTTGCCCGCCTTGGATAGATGTCACGATGTCGGTGAACTGAGCTGGTACACCGCGCAAAGCGTTTGCCGTAGCAGCAGCAGACATGCCGATCTTGTCCAGTGACTGTGATCCAGTCAACATAGCCGCCGCCGCCTGTGCCTGCTTTGCCTTAACGGCATCCAACTGGTCAAGGTAAGGCTTCAGCACGTTCGTATCAATGCCGCGCTGGTTTGCCAGTGCCTTGTAATACTCGACGCTTCCACGTGCGCCTGAGTCCATCACAGCCGTGGTGCGCTGAATACTTTGGATCATCGACTTGGTGGCCGATTCAATTTTCTGTGCTGATTGCGCCGTGCCGTTACCCATCCCGCCAAGCTTGTCGCCCGTGTCTTTTGCGGTGTCGCTAAGCTCTTTCAGCTTTGTTTTGACGGTTTTCGTTGTTTGTTCAAACGATCCGTCAAGCGCTGCGCCGACTTTTAACTGTGCTGTGGATTCGGACATTGTTAATCAGTCTTTTTGTTCATGATGGATAAGGCTTCGGCTTCGATGATGCGAATGTCATCAAACAAGATTTCGTAATCGTCAGGGTGCAGTCTCATGCGATCCATGCGCAAAAAGAATGGCGAGTAATCCAGCCCAGTGCAACCGGCAGCGCCCACGCGCCATTGGGTTGACAGGGTAGAAAACAGGTTGATTGCGCGCTCGTTTTCTGGCCAGAGTTCTACGGGCTCATCGTCTGCGTAATCCTCAACCGTGAAGCCTGTGCCTTCAAGCTCAGCCGCTGTTGGGGTGCGTGAGTAAAGCGCACCCGCAGCGGCCCTTAGTTTTTTGTGCGTGCTGCTGTCAGTTCGGACAGGTAGGCTTCAATGATTGCGCGGGCTGCACCTAGATAGTTCTGGGTGAGTAGTTCGACGTTTTCACGATCAAAGGCGTCTTCCAAGTCCCAGCCGCTTGCAATGTCAAGAATGACATCTACATCCTCGCGATCAGTCAAGCCCTCAATGAAGGCTTTGAAGGCTTCGCGAGTTCTGGCCTTGAAGGTGAATTGCACGGTTGCGGCTTTGTCGCCAGCCACCGGAATTGATACCTTGCTCAAGAATGTAGGTTTAGCGATTAAAGACAATTTAGCCATGATAATTTTTCTTTCGTAGGGTGAGAAATGCCCATACCCACACCAGCCGCCCTACGAAGGCGAACTGATGCGGGCGGTGCTTGGGTGCCGGATGGCAGAAACAGAAAAGCCCTCGCTTGGAGGGCTTTGGGTTACGCTGCGTAACGTGTCAAACGGTTGTTGCCGTTGAAGGCTGCTTTGACCTTGTTGATCTGGCCGTCAGAGAATGAAACCGACTCATTCAGCGCCAAGGTGCAAGGAATCAGCATGATTGAACCAGAGCGCATGTTGATGCGGAGGATCGTGTCGGTCTGCACATCGGTCAGGTTCTTCAAGGCGGTGTAGCCAGCAGAACCAATCGAATCAGCATCCAATTCCATGCTGTAGCTGGTAGCACTGAAACCGTCGTTGATCATGTATTCAACGTCAGATTCAATGAACTTGTACGTCACAGTTTTAGGGTCGCCACCGGATGACGAAGGAGCCATGACGGTAGTGATCTGAGTGAACGTAGCCACCTTGCGCACGGTGCCAGTGCCGGTGCCGGGAGGGTAGAAGGCGGTGCTTGTGGTGTCAGCGCCTTCCAGCACAAACGATGCCGTGCCAGATACCGACTTGATACGGAATGCCCGCTTATTCAAGCGACCCCAACCAGAGGTCATTTCCACGATGTCACCATTGGCGAAATCGTGGGTTCCTGTAACGAGTGCTTCGGCAGCGTTGGAAACGGCAGTAACTGTTTTTGCTACGCCGAAAGAAGATGCAACGTGAAATGTCGCGCCTGTGGGTACTTGTGCCATATTGGCCTTTCATTTGGACGAAAAAAAGCCACATTGCTGTGGCCGGTTGCGCCCAGTGGGCGTAAAAAAACCCGCCTAGATTGCTCATGGCGGGTTGTTGGTTTGGTGCTATCTACCTCGTAGAAAACACGCTGAAATTCTGTGTACTTGAATAGATCTTTACCTCGTCGGCATAGTCGCTAATCGGCGCATGTATCGCTGTTGACTGAAACACGGTAGCCGCTGCCAACACGCCCTCAACCTGCAAAGCAACGGCTGCACATGCCGCCCTGCTATCGGCATACACACTCACTTCAAAGCGCCCGTGCTTCTTGTCGGGCAACGTGCCATCAAGAAAGCTCAGAGCCTCGCCGCCTACTTGCTCAAACGTAATGAACGGGCGAACTGTTCCAAGTGGCGCGAAGTCTGGAAAGCAGCGATTGCTTACCAAGCCTTTCAAAATTCCGTAGAGGTCTGATTCAACCGTCATGATGTTTTCATCCTTTGATCAAACTCTTTCGACATAGCGTCGATTGCGCGTTGTTTAACCGTCTTTTCAGCCTTGCCAATGAAGTCGTTAGCCTTTGCCCCGCCTTTCGTACCCAAGGCCACCATGAAGCCATACGGCACTTTTCTGTGATTCCAAGCAACGTGATATTCGGCCTTGTCTTTGCTGCTGCCTGACTTTGAAAACACTTGGTAAACAGCGCCCTTGAGTGAGCCTGACTCAAACCAGTAGCTTGCTGCGCGCTTTGCCGCCGGTGTGCTTGCCGCTTTTGCTGTGGTTCCTTGAAACCAGTGGCCGCGCTTTGACGTTGGCACAGTCTCCAAAACAGCTTCGTAGTAAACCTGTGCGCCTGCCTGCGCTGCTGGCCGGATAGCCGTTTCAGCCTTCGTCTTGAGCGCGTCGATCTGATCTGTCAGAACCTTGGCGTCAAAGTCAAACGTCAGCATTTAAGACTCGCGCCACGCAATCCACATACTCGCGCTTGCCATCAGGCAGCACAGCGTCAATCTCAAACACCTCATTGCCATAAACAATGCGCTGGCCCGCGTTAACGGCCCGCTGCCTCATGCGAATTGAGCATTTAGTCACCGATACGTCAGCACCTGATTTGATGGCACTGAGGCCGCTTAGATAGCGCACATCAGCCCAGACGGTCGCCGTTGTTAGCCATGATGTAGATGGCTGGCCTATGTCGTCAACAGTGTCAACACGGCTTTGCAATGTGACGCGGTGGCGAAGCATCCCAGCCTTCATGCGTAGCACCTGAACGGGCTCAGCAAGTCTTGTGCAGCGCGTGGCACCTCAGCATCATCTTCCCTTACTTCAAACAGTCGCCCCAATATCAACAGCATGGCCGCGATGATTAGCTCATTGATCACAACACCCTGGCGCGTGCGTGTTGCTGCGTAGACTGCCCGCATGTAGAGGCTCATTGCGTGAGCTTGCTCTATCAGTGACAAGTCAACGTCCTCGATAGCGGCTGCAACAATGTACGCTGCGTCATATGCCACCTTGGCTGCTGCGAGTGTGGCTGGCACGGCTGCAATGGCGGTGTCGAGCGCGGTTTGATCGGCGTAGACGTTGCACTGTAGATACTCAATTGCGGCACGCTCAGCGGCTGCGATCTTGAGCGTCAAATCGGTGTCGCCGTCAGTGTCATCAATGCGTAGGTGCGCTTTGGCGGTGGCTAGGGTGAGAAATGACATTGTTTAGGCGTAAAAAAACCGCCACTAGGACGGTTTGTTATTGTGTGTGTTATCTACCTACCCAGCAAACACCCGTGTCGGGGTAGCTGGCACCACCACAAACGGAAGCAACTCATCGGGCAAGTTGCCTGCGACGTTGACGTGGTAGCCGGGGATCGCAGCCATTTCTGGGTACTCCATACCATCCTCACTTTGCAGCATCACGCCGGTGGGCTTGTGGATGGTGCCTACGAGGTCGAGGGTCAGACCTGCTGGAGTGGGTTGCTCGATGTCAAAGGCGTAAGGCATCAGGGTTTGTGCTTGGGCTTCGTTGGTGAATTTGAGGTAGGTGGTCATGGTGCGCTCAGTGATCGAAGGGTCGCATTGGGTAAACGCGAGGAATAAAATCTGATGCTGCGGATGTGGCCGTTCCAATACGCTGCTACAAAAGACTTGCCAATCCACAATTCGTTCACGGTAGGTGGAGTACCGGACACATCGGTAACGGCGGAACCACCGTTCGAGGCTGCTGCGAAATCGTTTAGCTTATAGGCAACTGCACAGGAGTCCTCTCCAAGGCCCGTATTTGCACCTTGCGTAAGAACTGCTTGCGCTACACCTCCCACAATGATGGAGGGGTTAAGCACATTACCTGAACTGCCTGTGCCTTGACTCAGCCGATTGTTGTTAGTTCCGTCATCTGACTGGAACACATTTCCGTCAGCTATCGCCGTCGGCGGTCTGGACTGCCTACTAACAAACGTCCCCTCGCTCTGGTTGTACCAGCTTGAGAAGTTCGTCCCGGTCATCACAGCTACATCTGCTGCCCTTGTTGCGGCTGCTGTGCCGGTGGGGATGTAGCTTGTGGGGAAGCTGCCTGCTTCGAGTTGGGCGCCCCATAAGTAGAGGCCGGAGGTGCCGTTACCTGTGTAAACAGTGTTGGTGCCTATTGATAGTTGCTGACGAAACACAGCCCCTCCGGTGCCGGTTGCTGTGTACACAATCCAGCAACGCCACCATCCATTTCCAGCAGAACTACTGCCGAAAGAAATAGCACCTCCAATTAGAGTGCCGCTACCTGTTTCAAGATCGAAAGCAACATTCGCTGGGCCTTGGGCACCAGTTCTCACGCACACCCGCCGGGCCTCCCCTGTCAAGCCAAGCTTGGCATAAAACGACCATGTATATGTGGTTCCCGCAGTAACGGCCACAACTCTGTCACCCGCATAATGCTCACCATTACTTGTGTCTTCTCGAAAGAAATCAGCCAAGCTGCCGTCAGGTGCCGTAATCTGATTAGCAACGACCACACCTCCAGTCCCACTTAATACCTCGCCTGAGTCTAGTGCCAAGTTCGTCCGCTGTTCCTCAATCAGCAAGCCCAACGGTACACCTGCGGGGCTGTAGTCGAAGCGGGGGGCGTCAGTCGCCACCGTCTCAATCAATCCGGCGCTGTTCGTGCGGGTGGCACCACTGGCGCGGGTGAAGGTGATGCGGGGGTCGAGGTGTGAGCCATTGGTGAAGTTGAGGGATAGCTTCAGGGCGCGTTGGATTAGGGTGCGGCCACCTACCGCGCCCAACTTACCGACAGGCTTGCCAAACATCAGGCAGACGCCACCACAGCCACTTTGAAGCCACTGTTGGGCGGCACGCTGAAATACTCGACGCTGTCAGCCACAAGGCGAACAGTTGTTTGCGTAGCCGTTGGGTTGGTGCCGATCTTCTTGAAGCAGTTGGCATCAGACACCACGCGAATCAGTCGGGTAGCGGCGTTCAGCGTAGCCGATTGGGCACTGGTGCCGGTGAAGGCAATGGCTTGATCTGCCAGGCTTGGTGTGGCTGCGCAGTTCATCGAGCCTTCGTATGGGCTTGACTGGATACCGGCGAATTCTGTGATGTAGAGGGTTGGCATTTTGCGTTCCTTTTGTGGGTAGGAGTTAAGAGAAGCGCCCTGTTTCCAAGGCGCTTGACTTAGCTTTTAGGTTGCCGAGATGCGGAGCAGCTTGATTGCTTGTGTATTTCGAAGTTTCCCGCCAACACGCTTGCGCACATAGAACTTGACGAAGCCCGGTGTGGTGATTTCGTCGCGTGTGATGCGCTGGCCTACACGATCAGCGATCAGGTAGCCTTCGCGGAAATCGCCGAACGCCAGCGGGAAATTGCCAGCGCCAACAATCGGCATATCTTCAGCTTCGGTGATGCCGTAGCCTAAGAACGTAGATGGCTGGCCTGCGGAAACCGCTGGTTGCCACAAGTAAGCGCCGGTCGTGTCCTTGTACTTTCGCAGCGATGCGATCACCAGCTTGTTTGTCAACCACTGAGCGTTTGCGCGGTAACGGGCACGCAAGGCGTAAACCATATCAAGGTAAACGTCAGCGCTGGCAGGCAAAGCAGCAGCACCGCCAGAAGCGATGTATTGCAGCGTGCCAAATGCGCGGGTAGCATCAGCGGTCACAACGGGAGTGGGGCCAGCCAGCATTCCGGTGGGCTTTTTGGTGCCGTTGCCGCTGATAAACGCAGCGCCTTCGCCTGCATACATGGCTTCAGCAGCACTTGAAACCAACCAATCTTCCACATTGAAAAACAGGTCATCAAGCGACTCTTCCGACGCTTGCGGCTTAGCGGATGCCATGCCGAATGTGGGCGCGACTTCAGCCAGATCAGGCGTGTTGGTCTGAGCGCGGGTGTCGGTTTCGCCAACCCACTCAAAAGCAGCGCCGTTCACATCAAACAGTTCTTTATAGTCAGGGCTTCCGACTGTGCGAACGGTTGCAATGCCACGGATAGGGGACATATCAACACCCAATCGAGCAATGGCACGTTCGATCACTTCAGGCAACGCGAAGCCGCCAGCAGCATTGGTCGATGTCACAGCCTGTGTCGAGCGTGTTTCCATGCTGAGGTGTTTGGCTTCAAGCTGCTTTTGTGCGATTGCGGCCTTTTGTTGGCGCTCGTGATCACCTGGCGCACGCATCCACTCGGTGAAGGCGTGACGATATTCGGCGGCTTCTTTGATTTCGCCGTCTTGATTTTCACCAGCAAACACGCCAGGGCGGTTCAGTTTGGCTTCAAGCGCGTCTTGCTTGGCCTTGGCCTCGTCCATCACGGCGTCCATGCGGGCCAGTTTGGCTTCCAGTTCGGCAGTGCCTTGACCGGCTTTGACCGATTCAATGCGGGCATCGTTGGTCTTTTTGTACTCGTCAAACGCGGTAGCGATACCATCAATGATGGATTTGATTTCTTGTGTCATGGGGTTTCCTTTAGACGTAAAAAAGGCACCTCATGGGTGCCTGTTGGTGAGTGATTCGGAGATCAGGAGAGTTTTGATTGCAGCGCCAGAAGCGATGCTTTCAGTTCCCCCATGTCATCGGAATCACTCCGACTCGATAGGGTTTTGACGCGCGACACGAATGCCAACGCGTCTTGCTTGGAGAATCCAGAATCTCTCAGGACTCTCTCGGCATCTTTGAGGGTGACAATCTCATCAGAAGATTTCACGCCGGTAATTCTTGCTTTGGTGTTGGCCGGGAATGTGACTAGGCTTGTCTCGACTAGCTCAACGTCTTTGATGGTGCGAATATCGCTCTTTGCGTCATAGTCTGAGTCGCGGGTCATGAACCCGATGCTCAAGCCTTTGAGTGCGCCCAACTTCAGGAGCGAATGGGCTTCTTTTCCCTTTACCGTATCCATAGCGAGTTTCCCGCGCATGAACAGTCCGTTGTCATCCTCTCGCATTTCCAGCCAAACGCCGCACGGCGAATCGCTGCGGTGCTGCCAGAGCAAAGCAGGCATAGAGCCAGCGGCCTTGTGCTCGCGGATGCTGCCGGAAAACGAGCCCTTAGCTACGATGTCTCCGTAGCTGTCCTTATTTCCGAATACTGAACCATAGCCTTCGATAGCGCCATCTTCACCTATGGCCTTTACTTCAAAGCCCATGTCAATTCGTTTTGTTTCCATAAGTTCCTTATTGCGCTAATAGTCGCTTTGCATCAGAGTTGGCGCGCCTTGTCGCCCACTGCTTTTCGATACTTTCTTTGCTCATTACGCGGCCTGTTGATGACCGCCGCAGGTTTTCCTTGTGCTCTGTAGTCATAACTCTTCCAAGCATTGCAGCCCTGATCTTTTCAACTTCGTGCGGCGGCCTTACCCTTCCGGTGCTGGCAACTCTTAACTTTTCAATCTGATCCGGGGTTTGCCTGCGCCCGGTGTTGGCTATGCGTATTTTTTCTATGGTCTTTTCACTGGGCTTTTTGCCCTTCATGTGACCAAGCCTCGCGCGTGACTCAGGAGTCCAAACCGCAGTTTTATGTGAGGCACGCATCTTTTCTATGGTCGATTCGCTATGCTTTTTCCCAAGGTTTGCTTGGCGCAATAGCTCTCTAGTTTCTGGCGTTGGGACAACTCCAATCACGCCTTCTCCGCCTGCGGATAAGTTGTAACCACCATTGCCCTTGGTCCCGTAAAGCTCGATCACCAGCGGCTCAATAAACAGCAAATAGTCCCACGTTGCGGAAAGCAATGTTTCAACGACAACCGATTGATGCCCATATTTAGTTATGGCTCTGCTAACCGCGATACCCCGACCACTGGCTGCGTTTTTGCAGTGTTCTTTAAATCTCGCTTTTGCTGTCCTACTGGTAATCCCAATGTAAGCCTTACCGTTTGGGAAAGTCAAACGGTACAAAAATCCAGAAGGATTGTTTTTCGATAGAATTGATTCAGCCATGATGACCTCTGATACAGGTTGATTGGTTAGAGCCTGATTGGTGGTGGTACACCTTTCAGGCTTGCCTATTTTACTACTTCGTCGGGCTTTTCACCGGTTTCTGTACTCATATTTAACGGAACCAACGGTTTATCAAGTCCTTCCAGCGGGTCAAGCCCTTCAAAGTCGCGGATCTCGTTGCGGGTGTAGATGCCCATTTCAACCATCGTGCGGGACCATTGCGCACGGTCTACCATGCTGCCTTGTGTCAGGTAGCGGGTGTCGAACTCAGCGAACAGCGGGCCGCTACCGTCCAGCAGCATTTCATCAATGCGCTGGCACCATGCGCGGTGCCACGGTGCGAGGGTGTGCTTAACGTGAGCCGAAAAGAAAGCTTCTGAGCTTGCAAACGTGCTGGCCTTGTCGCTGTGCCCCACCATGATCGGAAACACACCATAAGCCCGGCAAACCTCTTCAATTTGTAGGCGGCGGGTTTCAACATGCTGCGCATCGACGCCAGTAATGGCTGTGCTTTGCCATTTGGCGTTGCGATCCAGCACCAGCGGAGTGCCTGCGTTATCGGGGCCTGACTTGCGTTTCAGCCATGCTGTGAGCCGGTCATGCGCTTCGGGGTTCAGTGTGCCGTCAACCGAGTAGGTGCCGCTAGTTTTCAAGCCGTTAGCGTGCATAGCCGATTGACT